ACTAATATCAATATTAATAATCTCGATTTAAAGATTTTATCAACTGATCAATTGTTGGCAATAAAAGACTTGGGGCTTAATATGTTGCAAAAATCTCTTAATGAAAATACAAACTAAGGAATTACAACTTACCCGCAGTCCCCGGAAACCTAATCCGGAAATAGTGCAGGCTGCATTGCAAAATCCTTATGCAGTAATTAGGGAACTTAATAACCGGTCATTGTATCATTTTCTCCAGTATTTTTGGCCTATTGTCAGCGCTCAGAAATATCAAGGCAATTGGCATATAGAATATTTATGTAAAGAATTAGAGCAAATAGCAGAAAGAGTAGGTAATAGATTTCCTAAAAAACATGATCTTATAGTAAATATACCACCTGGTACTAGTAAGACTATCACAGTAAGCATTATGTTTCCTGCCTGGTGCTGGACACAATGGCCATGGATGAGATTTATTACCGCTTCTTACTCAGGGGCATTGTCTTTGGAATCAGCAGATTATTGTAGAGAACTTATTAAATCTCCTCAGTTTATACAAATATATCCTGAAATTATTATCAGGGAAGATAAAGATACAAAATCGAATTTTAAAGTAGCAAGGAAATTACCATCGCCTCCCGGGCAGGCACCAAAATTGGAAACAGGGGGTTACCGGTATAGTACCTCAGTGGGAGGTACCCTTATGGGATTTCACGGAGATATATTAATAGTAGATGATCCTTTAAATCCAGAACAGGCGGCATCTGATGTTGAATTGGGAAATGCTAATCGCTGGATGGAGCAAACCCTTCCAACTCGTAAAACAGATAAAAGAGTATCCCCTACTATTTTAATTATGCAAAGATTACACCAAGATGACCCTGCTGGGCATATGTTGGAAAAACATAAAGAGAATATAAAGCATATATGTATGCCTGGGGAAATAAGAAATTATCGTAAGCAGGTCAATCCCCCAGAATTAATGCAATTTTATACAAATGATCTGCTTGATGTCAATAGAATGACCTGGGAGGCACTCAAAGACCTTGAAGCAGACCTTGGACAATATGGTTATTCCGGACAAATAGGTCAAATCCCTACCCCTCCCGGGGGAGGTATGTTTAAAGTAGATCATCTTAATTATATTACTACTGCTCCTCCAGATTCTCAAATAGCATTTATAGTTAGGTTTTGGGATAAGGCAGGTACTAAAAATGCAGGAGCGTACACGGCAGGAGTAAAAATGGCAAAGCTATATACTGGCAAATTTATGGTCCTTGATGTAAAACGAGGTAGATGGGGTACAGATGAGAGAGAAAGGATCATTAGGGCAACGGCAGAGGCAGATGGACAAAGAACAATGGTTTGTGTTGAGCAGGAACCTGGAGCAAGTGGAAAAGAATCTGCAGAAGGGACTGTGCGAAACCTTGCAGGATTTAGTGCGTACCCTCAAAAACCAATGGGAGATAAACCACATAGAGCAGATCCATTTTCAGTACAAGTTAATAATGGAAATGTAATACTTTTAAATTCTACAGAATGGAATAGAGCATATGTAGAAGAAATGAGATTCTTTCCATTTGGCACATATAAAGACCAAATTGATGCTTCTAGTGGGGCATTTCAAAAATTAGTAGGTAAAAAAGAAGCAAGACGTATTACTTAATATTAATTTAATTTTATTACAAAATGACAACAACTAACACAGGAACGGTTAAGTTTTTTAATGAGTCAAAAAACTTTGGATTTATTGTTGATGATGAAGGACAGAAAGAAATCTTTTTTCATGTCAGTGGAACTCTTGATCGGGTAGTGAAGGATGATAAAGTAGGATTTGATGTTGAGAAAGGTCAGAGAGGATTAAAGGCAGTAAATATCAGAAGGCTTAAAAAATGAGAATAGTTTACCTCATTACAGGTTCTGAACTAATAGATTCTCTCAAAAGAGATTGGGAGAGAATTTCTATAAGATTAACTCATACGGAAATTTTAAATTTATCAATCTGTAAAAATTAAATATAATGGATCAGTTGTATTTAACTTATATTATAATGGGAGGGATTGTTATCGTAATTATTCTTGTGTTGATTTTTGCAAAAGAGAAAAAGGACTAATCAAGTCTACTATTGAGATATATTGTTGATAAGTTAAACTAAAAAATGAAACGATGAAAAGAGTAGTAGATGTTTTGTATGGATTGAAAGGTTATCCTAATGCAGTAAGATTTACTGAATTCAAAACTGATTTATTTGCTAATGGTAGTACTCCGGCAATTACAATGGATACCGCAGTTACCAATGGATTTTCTGTTACCGCGGTAACCACAACTGCCTTTCGTAACACTGGAGCCTGTACGACCGGGTTAAGTTTATCGGGAGCCTGTACGTATGGTATTTCCATTACCCCAACGGCAGCAACAACTTGTGCAATTCTTATTGGTACAAGTATTTCTGCAGGAATGCCGATGACAAGTACAAAAAATGGACTTATTCGTGCATTTGGAGAAATTACTGCTACGGCAGCCTTGTCGAATGATATTAGAGGCATTTGGGGGAGAGTTCGTCAAAATGCTGATGTTGATCTTACCGGAGGTTATTCTGTAGTAGGAGTTCAGGGATCATGTAAAATGTATGGTGGAAGTGAAACTACTTCTACTACTCTTTGGAATCATTCAGGAGTATATGGTTCATTTGAGACAGATGGAGTAGCAAGTGCTACGGTAGCTTCTACAGGAAGAGTTGTAGGGGTTATGGGCTGTCTTGGACTTGCTGCAAACTTTACAATTGCATCTGGTGGAGTTGCTGCTGCTCTTTTGGCATTTAGTACATCGGCATCTGCTGCAACGGCAACAGGAGTTTATTCTGGCGTTTATGTAGCAGTTGATACAGGAGCCAAAGCATTTACAACTGGAGTTGAAATTGCAGCAAGTGCTGCAACGACAGGAGTTAAAATAGGGACCAGTACCACTGGTTTAGATTTTGCAGGAACTCACACTACTGCTATAAATGTTACAGCAGCTGCTAACATTACCAATTTTATAAAATTTAATGCTATTGCTGGATGTGTTCTTGCAGTAGATGTTAATCCTAATGAAGCCCCTAGTGGAGGTGGTTTAGGTGCAGATGCTTGTATAAAGATAGATATTGGAGGACAAGATTATTTTATTCCATTATTTGCTACAGAAACAACCTAAAATATTTTTGTTAATCAAACAATTTAAAAATTACGATTATGAAATTAAATGTTTTGGAACGTATTACATTAATGGGGTTATTACCACAGGAGAGTAGTTTTATTACTTTCAGACTTCTTACGGAATTAAAAAAAGAACTTTCTTTCACTGAAAAGGAAATTAAAGATTTTGGGATTGTTCAAAAGGAAGGGAGAGTTTTTTGGAATAAATCTAAGGATAAGGAATTTACTATTGGGGAACAGGTGAAATTAATTATTCAAACCTCCTTACAACAGGTAGATAAAGAAGGGAAAGTGAATGATAATAATATCTCATTATTTGATAAGTTCCAACCGGAAATTACTTTGGAAGTTAAAAAATAAACAATAATACCCACCTTCAATTAAAAAGATGGGTATTATAAAAACATAAGACAATGGCAAATGGTAGAAGTTCTGGATCATTCAAGGAATATGCGACCGTAGATACCCAACCAAGTGGTGCAGATTTGGGGTATTGGACGAATGAAGTATGCTTACGGGATAAGGTAAATGATGGGGCTGCTAAGGATAAGATGTGGTTTTCTATTAGGGAGTATGAAACTGATAGTTCGGGGGCATCTGATACATCCGCTATGACAGTAACGTTGCAGTTTAAATGTGATGGAGATTTGGGTTGGCAGGATTTTGTAGATTTTGCAGGAAATGCTCTTGTCGTTGGAAATAGGCTTATTATTGAAGATACAGGTGCGGCTGTCAGGTATAGGGCAGGAGTGAAAGATGGGGATTATACAAGTGGTAAAATAACTTTTGGTTTTGACTGGTAAATTTTAGAAAATGATACGACCTGTAATTAGATCAGTTATAAGAAGCGTTGTATCTCCTGTTTTGGGGTTCGGTTCTTCCTCTGGTAGTTCGTGGACTCCATCTAAACCACTTGGGGGAGAGACTCCTAATCTTTGGATAACATCGAGAAGCGGTCTTAATATGATTGATTCTCTTGGCGGTGCTTCACTTCCAATACAGTTACCATATCTCTATAAGCCAACCGGTAATGAATATGCTTATGTTGCTGATAATGGGGCATTAGATATTGCCAATAATTTAGGTGTTAATCCTGCAACGCCGGGAGGGGATACAGGATTTACTATTTGTGGATGGTTTAAATCAGAAACTACGAGTAAGGCAGACACAAGACATCTGGGAGGAAAACCCGGTACAAATACTACCAATGGAATTTATTTCTTTGCCGCTAATATTACAACTGGGTATATATTTTTTCAATTTAGAACTTCAACAAATTGGTTTTATGTTTTAACCGATATAGATTTTACGGCTGGAGGAAGTCCTTGGTATTTTTTACGGGCAGATATTAATACAACGACTTCAAAATTACGCCTGTTCATTAATGAAATTCAGTATGGAGCAGATGTAGATTTTACCGGTAGTATAAGTGCCTTGGCAAATGTGTATGAATTTATGATTGGGAGCGGAAACGGTGCAGGTGGAACAGGGGTTCAAAAAACAGCCTTATCATCACATTCTGATACCTATATATTTCCATTTTTATTAACAACAGGACAAGGTGCTACATTGATGGCAAGAGGAAGTGTTCCGGGAGCTACATTTTATACGGATTGTGTTTTACATTCTGATAATTATATAATAGATGTAGTTGGAGGTAGAAATCTCACTGGAGTTAATTTACTTAAAGCAACTAAACTCAAGTATAATCAATACGGGTCACAGCAGGCACTAACTGTTGGTTATACACGTTATGTTGATTTTCCAAATAAAGAAATTCAAGTACCATATAAAAGTGCAGGAGTACCATCAACTATTGTTCCGGCAGGTTATATGGTTGTAGAAAACAATCCTGTTTCTCCAAATGGTCATAATTTGGCTGATAGTTATATTGCCGTTGCCGGGGTTGACAGATCAGATACCACGGTTTGTTCGTATTTAGCGAGACAAACAATTCTTCAGCATTATTACGACTCTTTAAATGTCAGTTGGGTTCATTCGTCGGAGTTAACTAACTTTAATTTATCAAATTATTTTAATGATGATTATAGAGGATTGAGATTTAGTAAGATAACAAACAGAGTCCTGATGGAGTTTTATACTTATTTAACAAATAAAACAGGATCGGATTATGAGAAACCTATAAAATATTCAGGAGAAACTAATATATTAAAATTTGATGTAATTGTTGCACCACATATTTGTGCAGTTAATGGACTAAAGGTTTTAAAATTTGATGATGTTCATACTCTATCATTAAGCCTTGACGGTGGGACTACTTATCCAACTACATTGGTTACAACACTCAACGAAGTTGAACACGCATTTATTTTTAACAGTGGTAATATTTATTTCTTTTCTGGAACTAAAGCTTATTATTCATTTGATAATCTTGCAACATATGCCGAATGTTCTGTCAAGGGTATAGATGGGAATGATTACGTTGCCGGTACATTACAGAATTTTAGAGCATTAAGAACTGATTTTGATGAAATTATACATGATGGGGTTGTATTACATACGTTTGGTGCTTATGTTACTAGTGGTACGGCAATGGATACAAACATCAATCAATGGGAAATAATTGATGGTGCAACAACTATTAATAGTGTTTATAAATTTGGGGTGTCATTACCAACAGCTGTTTGTAGACACATACATTACATTGTTTATGATTCAGTTTCCGATACATTTTTCATGGGAACAGGGGACGATACTAATCCTAAAGATAATTTAATGAGAGGATCAAGATCAGGAGGAACATGGACTTGGGTAATTTTAGGAAGTGGAGCAGGTACAAGTATTTGGGAAAATGCAGGTGCGGGGTTTGATGTAGATTATTTTTATATATCAGGTGAGGGGACTGTTGAAGCTAATATGGGATTTCGCAGAAGTCTTAGAACTGATATTGCTAATATTGCCACAAATCAAGAAAGATTATTTAAAACAGAAACATATTCAGTTGCTTTTCTTAAAGATGTAAATTATTTTATTCAAGGACATGGAGGATCTGCTGGGAATGATAAAATTACATGGTCACAGGATGGAGAACATTTCATTACAAGAAAATTTTCTCAATTAGTAGTATCAAGTGATTGGGGTACATATCTCCCCCTCGGAAAGTTGTCAAATGGGTATTATGTTTTTACGTGTATTGAAAATGGAGAGGATGAAAATGATTATACACTTGGGTCAACTTTATTAATCAAACCAAGCATAATAAGTTAATGATCTTTAAAGCATTATATAATCAATACTTAGCAGATCAGAGAGATGGGTTTGTATCGAATAACAGGAGTTATTTTGAAAGCATATTAAAAGGGAAGTCTAAAAAGTACATTGAAAAGATAATCAATAGAGTTGAAAAAAGGTTTTTAAACCGAGTGTAAATAGTGAACGGAATTGAAAAGCACATGAGACATGAGTGAGAATGAAAAATCAATAGTCGAGCAATATTGTAAAGAAAATGGAAAGAACTAAACATCTTAAATCTGTATCCACTACTGATACTAAGCAAATACATGCTTTAGCAAGTCAATTGGTAAGTAGAGCACAATTAGCATCCAGGTTAGGTTTTCAATATGGAGGTGACAGAGATATTTATAGGGCTCTTGGATACCAATTAACTCTTACTTGGAATGATTATTGGAGTCGTTATGGTAGACAGGATATTGCGAAAGCCATAATTGATCGTCCGGTGAAGGCTACCTGGCAGGGACAATTGGAATTAATTGAGTCAGAGGATGCTAATAAAACTCCATTTGAACAGGCTTGGTATGATTTAAATAAGCAATTTAAATTTCGTTCTTTATTATCAAGAGTAGATCGTTTAACAGGAATTGGTAGGTATGGAGTATTGCTTCTTGGATTGGATGATGTGAAAAAAACAGAAGATTTTTTACAACCGGTTAAATTAGGTATTAGGAAATTAATGTATGTTAAACCTTTTGGGGAAAATAGTGCTAAGATAGATAAGTATGAGGAAAGCCCTGATAATCCCAGGTATGGGATGCCTCTTATTTATTCCATGGAAGTATTTGATGTTGCTACAAGAGGAAGTATTACTGTAAAGGTGCATTATTCCAGATGTATTCATATTTTAGAGGATCATTTGGAAAGTGAGGTTTTGGGTATCCCAAAACTTGAGGCTGTATATAATCGGTTATTTGATCTTGAAAAATTGATTGGTGGGGATGCTGAAATGTTTTGGAGGGGGGCAAGACCTGGGTATCAGGGGAAGGTAGATTCTGATTATCAAATGACTCAAACTACCAAGGATGATTTAAAAGATCAGATTGACGAATATGAAAATAATTTAAGAAGAATATTAATTAATGAAGGAATTGAATTAAAGGAATTAGCTCAACAGATTTCTGATCCTTCTAAACATGTGGATGTTCAATTGACCATGATTTCTGCAGTGACAGGTATTCCTAAAAGGATATTATCAGGAAGTGAAAGAGGGGAGTTAGCCAGTGGGCAGGATGCAAATGAATGGAAGACTTATGTTCAAAGTCGTAGAGAAGATCATGCTGAACCTCATATTATAGAACCTTTTGCAGATAGATTAATTGAATTAGGAATATTACCAAAGCCTGAAAATGGTTATACCGTAGACTGGCTTGATTTATTTTCAATAAGTGAAAAGGATCGGGTGGATATTGGAAAATCAAGAGCAAGTGCTATCAGGGAATATACATATAGTCCAATGGCACAAACTATAATTCCTCCTGAAGCATTTATGGAATTTTGTCTTGGATTTTCTCAGTCTCAAATTGATTTAGTTAAGAAAATGATAGGGGCAGGTATTAGTGAGGAGCAGAAGGCTCTGACCAAAGAAATTGATGAAATGCAACCTAAAAAGGAAATTCCTGCAGGAAAACCAATACCAACAAAACAAATAAATAAAGTTGTTAAATAATATTTAAAAAGATGAGTAAGGATTTTAAAGAGTTAGAATGGATTATGGAGAACAAACCAAAATTTAAGAGAAAAAAGAATTTAACGAAAGAACAACTTGCAGATCCCGATTACAGATTAAAATTTTTACAAAAGGAATTTAATTTAGGTAAGGTAATTGGATGTAGTAAATGTCATCATTGTAGATAATGGAAGAAGTATCAATATATAAAGTTGCTAATTCATACGATCCTACTCATACAACGAGTTTAAGAAATATTTTTGCTCGTGATATGAATAAGAGGTTCCTTGAGCTTACATTAACGATCAGACAAGGGGTTGATAAAAGGGATTGCTTTGGATTGAGAAGAGAAATACAAGCCTTACAAATGATTCCTCCTCAATTCCGTCAATTTGCTTTTTTACGTGATCCTGAGAAGGTGGAAGTTTTTATGGCTTGGTTACAGGAACAGGTAAATAAGGGGTTATTACAGATAGCAGTTTTTCAACAGGTAGGGAGAGCAGTTGATGCCTTTTGGACTAATTTATACATATATGATTCTTATAAAAGAGGAATTATACGAGCGAGAGAAGAATTAATAAAGGCAGGAGCACAGATTCCTTCCATTGATGAATCTGGTGGAATTGATATGGTAGTAGGAGTTCCTTTTCATATGGATAGAGTTGGTTTGTTATTTACCAGGACTTATACTGAGTTAAAGAACATATCATCAGCAATGGGATTACAAATTAGTAAAGTTCTTTCTCAGGGGATTATTGATGGGGATGGTCCTGCTTTACTGGCTCGTAAATTGATAGTTACCATTAATGGAGCGGGGATAGATAAATTAGGCATAACAGACACTCTGGGGAGATTTATCCCGGCGCAGGTTCGAGCAGAGATGTTAGCACGGACAGAAATAATAAGAGCACATCATGTTGCTACAATACAAGAATATAGAAATTGGGGAGTAGAGGGAATAATTGTTAAAGGAGAGTGGAAAACTGTGGGAGACGATCGTGTTTGTGAAAAATGTGCAAGTTTAGAGGGAAAGATATTCACATTGGATGAAATTGAACCCTTAATACCTTTACATCCGAATTGCAGATGTATTGCATTGCCTTGGATAGAAGAACTTCAGAAATATTACTGATGCTATGGCTCTTGTAATGACTACTGATTATTCAGATTTTCCGGTATTGACTCCTACCAAAAGTAATAGAGCAGTAGGTGGGGTAGCAGTCAGTAATAATATTTATTGCAGAAGTTGTATTGAAAGATTACATAAGAATTGGACTGATTTGAAATATATAACTCGTACTCAAGCCACTCATAATGCTTATAATTGTATTGAGTGTGGATTTTTATTATCAAAAGATAGAATGTCAAAATTTGATTAAAAGAATAGGAGGAAATTAAGATGCCATTTACCCCGGGTGATGCAGACAAACATAAAAAAGGGCTTAGTGAAAAAGCTAAGAAACAGTGGGCAAGAGTTGCTGAATCTGTAAGAAAGAGAGAAATGAAAAAAGGAAAGACTGAAAAAGAAGCTGCCGCAGAGGCTGTTAAACAGGCTAATGGAGTGGTTAATGTGAATTCGAGTCAGAGTAAATATATAGTTTGTAAAAATAAACAAACTCTTGAATATGAACCAAAGTTGACAGTTCATCAAGAAAAGGCTCATTTGGTAGTTCCTGTGGTAATGATGGTAGAGGGGGTTCATAATGGTAGCCAGGGACCTATTTTCCATTCGATTGAAGAACTTGGTAAATTTCCTGATTCTTGGAATGGTATTCCTGTTGTAATTTATCATCCTATGAAAGATGATCAACCAGTGTCTGCAAATTCTCCTGAGATAATTGATACCAGGACTGTTGGTAGAGTTTATAATACTAATGTGGATGGGAAGAAATTAAAAGCAGAAGTTTGGTTTGATGAGGATAAACTTAATACCATTTCAGAAGGTACTTTACTTGCTATCAATGATAGTAAGGAAATTGAAGTAAGTCTTGGGATGTTTACCGAGAATGAAAAGGAAGTAGGAGTATATAAAGAGGAAGAATATACAGGCATTGCTCATAATCACCGTCCGGATCATTTGGCAGTACTTCCAGATCAGAAAGGAGCTTGTTCATGTGAGGATGGTTGTGGGATAGGAGCCAATAAAAATGAGAAGGATATGAAACATTCAGAAATGATTGCTAAGTTGAGACCTGCCGGATATACCATTGAGAGAATAGGTAAATATACAGAGCAGGGGTATAATGAGTTGATGAGCATGGTTTATGACAAACTGCAATCCTTGAATAAAGATTATGAGGATGAAGAAGGAAAACGTCATTATATCTATAATTATCTTGAAGAGTGTTACGACGATTATTTGATCTACTCAAAGAGTGGAGATAATAAACGCACAATGTATAAGCAATCTTATAAAGTCGAAAGCGGGAAAATCGAGTTTGTGGGAGAGCCTATTGAAGTCCACAAGAAAGTGGAGTATGTTGTCAACAGTAGTTTGACAAGAACAAAATATAATACTAACAATACAAAAGAGGAGGTTAAAATGCCGAAAAATGAATGCCCGAAGTGCCTCGAAAAAATCAACAAAGTCCTTGCTAACAAGGATTCTGGTTTTGTAGAAGCAGATAGGGAGTGGCTGGAAACTCTCAGTGAAACTGCTCTTGATAAAGTGATTACCCCAAAGGTAATTGAAAAGGAGAAAGTCGTTGAGAAAACCGTCGAAGTAAATAAACTCTCTGCTGAAGATCAGGCTGATTTGGCTTGGGCAAAACAGCAGAGAGAGGAACGTAGAACCAATTGGATCAAATCTATCCAGGACAATACTGAAAAGGATGTTTGGAAAGAAGAAGTTCTGAAAGGTATGAAGGATGATATACTTGAAAGTATATTCAAGTCCTTACCAAAGAAGGAAGAATTGGTTGATTACTCTTTACATGGTAATCCCCCGGTTGTAAGTGCTGGTAAGAGTGGCAGTGGAGGAGCTTTATACCCTGCTGGAATTGAAATTGAACAACCTAAATAAATAGGAGGAAAGAGAAATGGCTTACAATACAGTCATATTAAAGAATTACGGAAACAACTTTGGAGAGTTTGAAGCCTATGAGGCTATCTCTCCGGGGATGTTGGTAGAACCACGAACTGGGTATTCTACCATTAAGAAACATGCTACGGAAGGTGGAAATGCTGTCAAAATGTTTGCAATTGAAAATAAACTTGAAGGCAAAGGCATCGTAGATGCTTATGCCGCTGGTGATCAAGTGCAAGTATGGTTTCCACAGCCTGGTGATGAAGTTTATGCTCAGATTGAAGATGAACAGGAAATTGCCGCTGGTGATTTTCTTGAGTCTAATGGAGCAGGATATTTACAGAAAGCTGTTCAACTTGATATTTCTCAACAGGTTTCTGATCAGGTATATCCATTACAGATTGTTGCTCAGGCATTGGATAAATTGGAACTCTCCAGCCTTTCGGCTGCTGGTTCCAGTGATTCTCCTGCAAGGCAGTTTTGTAGAGTTAGAATTGTATAACTTTTAAAAAATAAGGAGGAAATAAAAATGCCTAATGATGTAAAAGTTGATCTTGTAGGAAAAGGTGGTGGTCAGGGACCAATGGCAAATGCTCTTGTTTCAGGGGATTTAAACCTTGGTAAAAAGAGACCGTACCTTGGAGACGATGGTAAACAATATATAAATGTTTATATAAGTGGGGATTCAAAGAAACCTACCAGCTATCGTGAAATTTGTACTAATGCTAATCCGTTTATGGTGAATGCTTCCGCCACCCTTCGTAGGGATGAGTGGAAACAGTTGGATGAAGCTTTGATTGATGTATCCAGAGCAAGACTCGGTGGAGTTCAGGACCTTCTTGATAAGGGACTGACTTACAACCTTGGGAATGCTATGGGTACAACCGTACTTGAGTGGCATGATGTAAGTGATGCTCTGTCTGTTGAATTAACAATGGATGGAGTTACTCGTGGAAAGAATGACAATCTGGTATTCCAGACCAATTACCTGCCTATTCCAATACTCCATGTTGATTATGAAATCAACGCAAGACATTTGGAAGCTAGCAGAAAACTTGGTAATCCTCTTGATACTACCCTTGCTGAGAGGGCAGCACGTAGGATTCTTGAAAAACAGGAGCAGATGTTGTTTACTGATACCACTTATGCTTTTGGAACAAAAGATGATCGTGACAGGAATAAAATTTACAGTTATGTGAATTTCCCTGATCGTAATACGGTTTCTCTTGGAACTGCTTGGGATGCTTCAGCAAAAACTCCTGCTGGTATTCTCAATGATGTTCTCAATATGAAGAAAGCAAGTATTGCTGCTTATCATTATGGACCTTGGATGATGTATATTTGTACTGACTATGAAGTGGTTCTTGATGATGATTATGATACTACCACTCCGGGGAAAACTATCAGAGAGCGCCTTTTGGCTATTGATGGTATTCAGGGGATCAAAGTTATTGATACCCTTCCGGATAATACCGTACTTCTGGTGGAAATGAAGAAAGAAACAGTTCGTCTTATTAACGGATTTGGTCTTACCACAATAGCCTATACTGAGGAAGCTGGAATGCTTAACAAATTCAAAGTTATGGCAATTCAGGTACCACAGATACGCTCGGATCAGAATGGTAAGTGCGGTATCGTACATTTGGCTTAAAAGTGTTTTGACTAATCAAGTCATTTTTTAATCATAAAATTTATTACAATGGAACGTACAAAAGTAAATTCAGAAGTAAGTAATTTAAAAAGGTTTAAGAAAGTGGGAGGGGGGTCCTTACGAATTGGAAATCATATTTACAAACCAGGTCAAGTATTTGAAATTGATCCTAACCTTATTCCAAAGGCTTTTAGAGATCAGGTGATCCCCGAAGGAGGAGATATGAAGGGATGGGAAGAAAAAAGAAAAGAAGAAACCCCTACTCCAAAAAACGTGGTTAAATCCATTTATACCGCCAAGCAACGAGAAGGTAGTCAATGGTGGGATATTCTTGATGCTAATGGTAAGGTTGTAAATGAAAAAGGGTTGAAGCAAGAAGTGGCTGAAGACCTTATGGCAAAGATGATGAAATGATTTGGCAAGTACCACGTATATGGGAAGAAGGGGACGTTTGGATATTGGGGGGAGGACCATCAGTAACAAATCAGTTTGATATTCCGAAGGAGGTTGTACAGAGTGTATTTGAAGGTTCTTCCCCTCCCAGCGTTTATTCTCCATATATGTCTTTTTTACATGATAAGCATGTAATTGGGATTAATGCTTCTTATTTAATTGGTAATTGGATTGATTTAGTGTTCTTTGGGGATGTTGGATTCTTTTTGAAACATCAGAATGGATTAGCATCTTTTCCTGGGTTAAAAGTATCTTGTCATCCTCAGGCAGATAAACATGATTGGATGAAATATACTCCAAGAGATTCTAAACATTCAAGAGGGATAAGTGATAATCCTAAAATGGTAAGTTGGAATGGTAAT